ATACGTTCTTGTCAATCCCTGGCACCATCCCAGGTTCTACAAGCATAAATGAGTTTGTTGGCGTGTTCCCCCCAGGAGACAAGAATAGTTTTGTAAAGATAACATCATCCGATGTCCTGCGGCAATATTTCACCTCAACGTCAGCAGGAGCCCCGACTACAGTCACAGGGTATTTTAACGACATCGGGACCGCGCCGTCAGGAGGGTTCGTATCCAACGTTGCCATAAAATATGCGGGGGATGGAACTACCATAGCATTTGGAAATATCGTGAGCATAAACGATGAGCTGACACCCAGTATCTCAAATCCGCTAACGGTAATCAGCAACTTTGTCCAGGGACAGGACTATTTTGTAGAGTTCACGGCAGCAACACCGGCCTCTGCCACAAACTGTACATCTCTGTGGTATCATAGCCCAAATCTGCCGCCCGTGGGAGGGGCGTTCATGCAAGTAAATGGGGCCAACGTGTTTCCTGGCCAGTACTTTGCGACGACGGTCGTAGCTGGTGCCGTTGGAAATAATCTGACGTCTCCTGGCATCGTGAATATACGAGGCGCGCGTTACATCAAAATACGGTGCAAGGAACTAGAGCAACTTATATATAAAGATCGCACCGGAGAACCCACCACGGCCGGTGTTGGCATCGTGAACCTCATCGGTTACGGGTACTCTCAGGAAAAGTATGATTTCAAATCAATTCCTGCTAAGAGTTTTTTTCCAATAGGAAAGTTACAAAAATTAACTTTCCGACTTGAGAGACCAGATGGTACTCTGTATAACACGCAAGGGGTAGATAATAGTTTTCTGTGCGCTCTGACCTACAGAGTGGTTCCCAACTCCTCCGCAGACAGGAAATTCGACGGCCCGGGTAAGTATCCTGCGGCTCCCGGATACTCAGGCGACTACGTGAAATTACAGCAAGAACGCTGGGCTGCTGAAGCTCGTGCCACATATCCCACACAGAAAGCTACGTACGATCGCTGCAGACCACGAACTGGTTAGTATCACAATTTTTCATGCGACCACTTGAAACCATATGCTGTTTGGCGATCTCCACAAGCACACATGCTTATAGAAGACCCACTGCTCTTTCCAAGAGCTCGTGCTGCTTCTCTACCCGAGGCATATTCATCCACGTACGTACCATCGATGGTATATTGATACACTTTCTTGGAACTACGATTCTTCTCACCGGTCTTCCCATAATTAGGATTCTTCTCACCAGACATTGCTTCACTGATTTGTTGCTTAGTTTCGTCACTCAGTGTCTTTCCATACCAATAAGCCTTCTCACCGGTCATTGCTTCGCTCAATTTTTGCTTGGTTTCATCACTCAGAGTCTTTCCATACATAGGGTTCTTCTCACCAGATAGTGCTTTGCTCATTTTTTCCTTGGTCTCCTCGGTGTGATTCTTTCCAGTATGTGCTTTGCTGATTTTTTGCTTGTGTTCATCACTCAGAGTCTTCCCCGATTGTGCTTCGCTCATCTTTTGCTTGGTTTCCTCGCTCAATTTGCCAGTGGAACCACCGCCCTCGCGTAGATTGTACCCTCCAGGCGCAAGAGTTCCCATTTCTTCTACCAAAAGTTCCTCGTCAAAGTTCAGGTCCTCATCAGGGCACTCGTACCAGTCTATCTTCACATTTTCCCATCCGTACTTTTTGATGGCATTGCATACTGCCACACAACTGCTATTGGCATATTGATGTTCTTCCAAACGTTTATGTATATCACGAATTGTTTGTCCAATGTAACTCTTTTCTGATGGAAAAGTGAGCTTGTAAATGAAACCCATTACTTTTACAGAATCTGTATTATGTAAAAGACATATTTTGTCGATATACTCAAATGACAACAAATGACAAAAAATGACAAAAAATGACAACAAATGACAATTAATATGTTTTGGTCCGTGACCATCCACCGCTTCCGCAACCACAGCCCTTTTCTTTGTTCACAAACATTAAATTTACGAACTCTACGAACAAAATCTTAGTAGTAGGTTTGTTTTCCTCTAGGTTCTCTACATTTATGTTCTGTGGAATGATATCATCATCGTCATCAGACATTGCCATTCTGGCATCGAAGAAACCTGGACTAAGCTCAAGCGACATTTTATTATTGTAAATATTTTAAATGCGATTGAAGCGGCGATAGTCTCCAAGCTCCACGGCAAGCGCGGGAGTTTTCCCCTTCCCCTGGGGCATTACCGCGGTTAAGACGTCTGCCGGGTCCCAAGTTGTAGCAGGAATCTTGGTTTCGTAAGTAGGTCTATAAAGTTTCATGGTAAACTTCTCCTTGCGCACTTTGAACCACCAGAATGACGCAGCTATTATCGCAACAACAATAAGGGCGATAAGGTAATTCATGTTTTATATTACATAATATTATTATTTACCATCTGGCAAAAAGATCGTCATGTTCATCAATACAGTTCTTCATCAAGTTAGGATGCCATGCTACCACAAGAAGTTCTTCGTGAAAAGGTCGGGGTATGTAAGCAGGCCCGGGGCGCAGATATTCAAAGATCGTAGACTTTTCTTTTCTTTCTATTGTCAGAAAAGAATCTTCAAAGGGAAGAGTTATCCTGAAAATGTCATTGATGTGTTTGATGGCACACTTGTGATTTTTCACGCTCTTGTAAGTTTCAACAATTGGAGGGTCATCAACATCAAGACCCATAGAAAATGTTGAAAAACTGAAACTATACTTATTGTCCTCTGGAACAACAATCACTTTTGAAATAGCATCATCATATGTGGCAGTGATATGAAGTTCGGTATACCCATCTGTTTCTTTATTCAAAGTACGAATGATGTCTCTGGATGTCATTGGTGTTGAAACATCTACTCTTGTTTGCGTGGCAGTAATTGTAAATGCAGCACATTCTGACAACATCTCTAACATATGCTCTCGCACTTCCTCATTTGAATTCATGACCAAGAAGGATGCTTTATCATGTATTGTTACCGCGGCCATCATAGTCCTTGGCTTTCCTCTCAGCGTATACACTATTTTATCTCCAAAGCAACTCCTGAACTTGATCACCAACTTTTCCGATGGCTCGAGTTCTGGAAACTCAAAATTGTCTATAACATGTCTTGCACGATCGTAGGCGATAACTTCATTTATCTCTTTCATTTTGTGTGAGCTTATCACACGCTTGTATTTATGTTATTTTTACTTCCTGGGTCAAATGACAAACATTGACACCTGCCCCAAAAACATAAAAGCACATTGTTCTCGCATAAATTATATATTATAGTCAGAATGACTCCAGTTCGTCACTTGGCCCAGATTACCATGAACCGCATTATTGCGTCTTCAGGGGAAAGTTGCAAGCTTCACCGGCTTTACAAGATTTCTTTCAACACAGGTCAGAAATACATTGGCCAGACAAAGAAGCTGCCCGAGGAGCGGTTCAAGGAACATATGCGCGCTTCGTCAAAGTGCTATTTGATCAAGTCTGCTCTGGAGATAAACAAAACACCTCTGCTGTCTACTCTTGCGGTTACAGGGGCTCATCAGATTGACACCTTGGAGCGCGTGGCAATTGCTATTGAAGACAGTGTCTCAAGGCCAAATGGCCTGAACATCTGTGTCGGAGGGCCGGGGGTAAAGCGCCCAGACTCAAAGTACTACAAGTTTCGTGATGATGTCGCGCTCGTGAAAACACTCTTGGATAAGAAGCACTTTGTGTCATATGATATCTTGTTCATGCGCGGTGACATTTCACTCACGGAAGACGAATTCAAGGCTGTGAAGCGCCTTGTGTAATTTGTTGCATAAAAACATTTTGTTATATAAAATAATGCATGAGCTACAATATTCAGATATAGGTAATACATACATTCCAGAATGGGCCCAAAAGTTTTATCCTTCATATGGCGAAGATATGGAATCAAGTGTTATGATACCTGAGATGGCATTTACACCTATACAGCTCTATAGAAGATTGGCATCCGGTGTAACGAAACCTCCTTTCTATACATCACTCTACAACGATGTTCTTTACGTGAACAAACGCACATTGAAACTTGTTCCTGCAACAGTCACTGGATACGTTGAGTTTACAAAAAAACTTACGCTTCAAATAAAGAACCCTTCTATCCAGGTATCTGTAAATACACTAAACCTCTCAGAAAGACCTGCCATAAATTTCAAATCAGGTACAAGAGTATCTGTAATCGTAGGCAAGAGTACTACATCTGGAAAATACAACATAGTGGGTCTATATACACCTGCACCAATATTAAGGACTAGAGTTACGACTGGAAAAGTGACAAAAATAGCTGGAAAAAAAATACAAGTGTCATACTCGGACCCATGGGACAAGCAGAAATATTCCAAAATGTTTGCAACACCAAGTGGGA